ACCGTCTTCCCGCATCAGTGGATTACCACCAGCGGTTGCGCCGTCATGAACGACAGCAGTTTTTTTAGTTGTATCAACGGTGACTTCCTTAGAAGCACCAGTAAAAGTATTATGTTCAGTGGTAGTACCACCACGAAGTTGAAGTTGATCAGCCATTGCTATTAAAGAGTACCAAGATTGTAAGAAGTAGCACCAAGTGCCAAGGACATCCGATTAGCTGGAGAGTTTTCATCAGAGAAACTAGCTCCAGAAATAACAATACTACCTAAATCAATAGTATTGGAACCAGCAGCAGCCGTATAAACTGCGCTGAAATCTTCATTGGCGAAATAAAGAGTGCCAAAAGCGTTCTCCCCAAATGCTTGCCAATCACTTCCGTTGTAAACCCTAAGTTGACTACTGGTAGTATTAAAATACAAATCACCAGTAGTGATACCTCCGCCAAACTCATCAGTGTTTGGATCAGACGAAGCTTCTCCAAGATAAAGAGCTAGGAAATTATTAAGGTAAGTAGAAGCATTCGTAACGTCAGTAATGTTATTACCAACGGTGTTAACGTTTGTAATGCTACCAGCGACAGTATTAACGTTGGTAATACTACCTGCAACAGTGTTAACGTTAGTGGTGTTACCAGCAACCGAAGTTACATTAGCACTAATACCAGCAACAGTCGTAACATTAGCACTGATTCCTGCAACAGTGTTGACATCAGAAATGTTACTTGCAGTGGTATTAACGTTAGCGATAGAACCAGCAACTGTAGTTACATTACTATCATTCGTTGCAACCGTATTAACGTTAGTGATGTTATCACCGACAGTATTAACGTTGGTAATGTTAGTAGCAACAGTATCAATTTCGCTAACAGGTTCGTTAAGATCGTTAGCAACAGTCTGAATATCAGAAAGATTAGTTACAACCGTGTTGACGTTAGCAATGTTGTCACCAACAGTGTTGACGTTTGCAATGTTGGTAGCAACAGTGTCGATTTCACTTGTTGCTTCGTTAAGGTCATTAGCAACCGTTTGGATATCAGCAAGGTTAGTTACAACCGTGTTGACATCAGAAATGTTATTACCAACAGTATTAACGTTAGCGATATTGGTTGCAACCGTGTCGATCTCACTAATAGGTTCGTTAAGATCATTAGCAACCGTTTGAATGTCACTGATGTTAGAAGCAACAGTAGTTACATTAGAACTAATGCCTGCAACCGTAGTAACGTTAGAGCTAATACCAGAGACGGTAGTTACATCGGTAGAAATACCGGCAACCGTCGTGACTTCTGTAGCCTTAGGGGTAAGACGGTGGAAAGTATAAGTATGAAGAGTACTGGTAGTCTCAACAAGAGCACCGTAACCAGCAGGCAAGGACGTAGTGCCCAAGCCAGTAATCGTTACAGTGTTTGATCCGGCACCATTAGTAATGGTTACCGTACCACCAGAAGGTGTCCGAGTCGTTCCAATCTCCTTAATGCTGATGATAGTACCAGCACCATCCGGACTGTTAATGTCCGGGTTAGAGGTTGGGAAACTGGTTTCGTTTGCAATAGGAACAAAACCACCGACATCATCTACAAGATCAATGATACGGGCATCAATAGCAGCAGTAGTTGCAACAGAACCATCGCTACTAGACCAAGCAACTCCACTTGAAATAGTTTCGGAACTATCTTGACGGAAATACCTGAGATCAGATGCAGAAGTAGTAAAGAAGCTAGTATCGTTAGGAGTAACAGAAGCTACTTCAGAATTAGTAACAACAGTAGCACCGGTTAATTTAGAAGAATCAACCGTACCAGCACTAAGCTTACTACCATCAATACCAGATGCAACTTTAGCATCGGTAACTGCACTGTTAGCCAGTTTAGCCGTGGTAACGTTAAGGTCTGCAATCTTAGCGGTTGTTACATTGCTATCTGCAATTTTAACGGTGGTAACTGCTGAATCATTGAGTTTAGCAGTCGTAACATTAAGATCAGCAATCTTGGCTGTGGTTACATTACTATCAGCAATCTTGGTAGTAGTAACATTAGCATCAGCAATCTTAGCGGTAGTAACCGCTGAGTTGTTGAGCTTAGCAGTTGTAACATTGGAGTCTGCAATCTTCGCAGTTGTGACGTTAGAGTCAGCAATCATAGAAGTTGCAACCGTACCAGTATCACCAGTACTAACCAGAGTACCGGTGACATCAGGCAAAGTCAGTGTGCGATCAGCAGTAGGATCACCACCAGACAACGTAGCTTCAAAGGCATCATCAGTAGTGCCTTCAAAGATGATATTAGTACCGACTCCCATAGTCAGGGAGCCGGTCATTGTATCACCGGTTTTATCAACTCGTCGATTAACAGTTTCTTGCGTGTTATACAGAATCTGATTGAAGTTATCATTCAAATCCTGTGCACGAATAGCAGAACCAGCAAAGAACGTTGCCCTTGCTTCGTCTACAGTCGTAACACGGTAGATCCTAATAGCTACTCCATTAGCAGGAGCAGACGTAAAGGAGATAGTAGTAGCGTTGGCAAAAGTGTATGCAGATGTATCGACTCCATCAAGGCTAACCTTAATGTCCGTCTCTTCAATATAGGGAAATGTGAAGGAATATTCAGTTAATGAACCATTTCCAGTGTATGTGTTTTGGGTTGTAGCCATTACGCTAAATAGTTAAGGTAATGGGTGGATTAACGGTTTTCAAGAATAGGTGCGTAAACTTCACCACGGGTTTGATGATACTCATCATTACGTTTGATAAAGCTGCGATTACGCATGTCTTCAGTAGTACTGAGAGAGTTTTCAGCAGTACGTTTAGCTCGTCGCAGAGCTTGATTAATCTCACGATACAACCCCTTCCAAAGGTTAGGATCAATATCAGGAAGATTAGGGTTAGATGCCCGATCAACTTTAGCTTGTTTGATAGAGCTACGGAACATCTCAGCAGGATACTTTTTCATGATCACTTGAAGATCACGCCTAAAGTTCCCATCTTGTCCGATACGGCTGTACAACTCAGACTTTTCTTCAGTCGAATATTCAACACCAAAACGGTTTTTGTTGAACAACGGACGGCTGTCGTATTCAATATCAATCAAGTACTGACGTTCAGGACTGATGTCATCATACTGTTTAATAGGACTGTAAGCGTTCCAAGCACGGGTAAAGAAGTTCTCAGAATAACCAACAAGTTTACCATCAATCCAGTCATACTTGTTAGGCAGTGCACTGGAAGGATCTAACGCATCAAGATACTTGTTACGGTTACGAAGCAGTTCAAAGAACTCTTGATTAACCTCACGTAATTGAGGCGACAGAAGCCGACCCAACTCATTACGGAAACCGCTGAAAGGTGCCTGAGCACTGGTAAAGGATGCTGCCCACCGGCTCATAGCCGCAGGGTTACCGCGAAGCACGTCGAACATAGGTTCAACGCCAGCCAACATAGACTTGTTAGTAAGGTTAGCAGACAACAGGAATCCCATCTTATTAAGAAGGTCACCTTCATCTTGCTGAGTGATAACATCAAAGTTATCCATAACATCAGCAGTCATGGCGATCCAATCAGAGATACCAGGGATACCGTCGTAGCTATACCACTTACCGTCTAAACCTTTGATAGTTCTAGGCTTCCAATCAAGATCTTGACGAGTCTTTTGACGAGAGGTGTCGTAATGACCATTACCATGCAGACGATCATTGAGGAACAAGCCAGCAGCCATACTCACAGAAAGAGTACCCAGAGCTTTACGTCCCAACACTTCTGCACGATACATGCGGAAAGTGTTTTCAATGTTCTCGTCAATAGGCTTACCTACTGCACGGAGAATCTCAATCATTTCATCGCCAGTAAAGTCATCCAATTTCTTGTACGCAAGCTTATTATACTCGCGTTGAAACACAGAGATAGGAGCAAACTTATCGACCATTGCCATCACGTTAGCCGATGTCCGGGGGAACATCAGGAACGGTTTGATAGCAGGAACGTGGTTAATCAAAGCACCAAGAGCATCTACCGAAGCATTGTCAAGGTTAAGAGCGATCTCACGACTAGCGTAGTCCACAGCTTTGTCGGTGATCATACCGGTAGAATCAAACATCTCCCGATACAACTCATCGTTAGCATCTTTAAGAGTCTTACCGTTGAGCGGAATATCACCGTCAACAAACTTGTCGTAGATGCGACCACGAGCTTCAACGTTAGCCATTACAGCACGGGTAAAACCGTCAAGAGCCGTCATAGCGTTAGCACCGAATCGCAGAATAGGATTCTCTGCTAGGTCGTTAAGCATCTTGGCATGTTCCCACAGAACCATAGGACCGTTATTACCGTCGCGTTCTGCAGCAACTGCATAGGAGAACAGTGCATCCATATTAGCTTCGTTCTTACGCGCAATGTCATCACGCATAATGTAACCGACAGAAGACGGATCAATAGAAGCTTTATGGAACACTTGCATCATATGTTCTGCACCCTTAGAGAAAGAGTCAGTAAGAGCAGTATATTGGAACCAAGCACGTTTGATCATCTTGCCATCACCACGCACCATAGCTCCAGCAAAAGCAGTAGTAGGCTTAAGCATCATCATAGATGCGTTACCAAACGCTGCTTTCAACGGAGTGCTAATGGCAGACAGCACAGAGTTATAGATGTTTGCCCAGTAGCCTTGAACGATAACGTTTGAGACTTGTGGGTTACCATCAATAAAACCTTTATGAACATCACCCAGACTTTCCTGAGCATAGCGATTAAGTTTGTAGAGTGTGTCTACTTTACCATCAGTAAACTCCCATGCCATTTGCAACGGCATAAGGTAGTTAGGACGTTCCTTAGAGATCTCACGGAAAGTATTAGTAGTAGCTTTAGCTCGTGAAATAAGATCAGCAAGAGCATCTTCCGTTCGAGCACGGGCGTTCTCTGCTACATCTTTCATAGCCTCAGGGTTACGTGCATTTCTGAATCGGTTGAAAAGATTCATGTTAGCAAGACCAGCACCCCGGTTATAGGAGGTAATACCTTTCTCAACGAGCAGGTACTCCATCCGATCAAGGATTTGTTCTTGTGCACGTGCTACAGCATCATCAGCACCTTCCATGTAACGTGCACCCTCAGCAAGGTCAGCAACTTGACCACTCATAGAAGTAGCCAGATAAGCCTGTGCTTTGAGAGTATCCATGTTGATGTACTCATCCATGTAGCGTTTAATCGCCTTGAATGCAGCGTTATAGCCGACATCACTCAATGGACGTACTTCACCCCTAAGGGTATCAACATTGTTCTTAAAGTTATCCAGAGTAGCTTTGAGCATACCCTTATCCATCCGGGGATCAACAAGGATCTCAGCCAACTCTTCACCAGCTTTATCAATCTCTGCAAATGAAACTTTACCTAATTGGTACTCATAGTCATATTTACCTGAGTTTTTAATGGTATCAGCCAGCATTTCGATGACTTGACGGCGGGTAGGAATACCACCATTAGTCATGTACTTCAAAGCACCTTCACTAATGATATTAGCTAGACGTCCACGGCTACCAAGGTTTTTACTGATAGCAGCTTGGTCAGCTGCAGCAGCAAGGATACCACCGTCATCAACAGAACGAACACCTTCTTCAGATGCATCAAACATGTTGTGAATACCAGGCATAGGCTCATCCAACACAGGATTAGATTCAGCCAAGAAATCACCCAGCTCATCAAGAGCTTCTTCACGTTTTTGAGCAGCAGTCAGTAAAGCATTCTCAGCAGGATCACTCGAAATATCCTTAGCCTTTTTAACCTTAGCAAAGAAAGCCGTAGCAGTATCATCTTTAGGAATGAAACCAGTAGCTTCCTTCATACCACGCAAAGCACGGGCAAGGCGAGCAGCAGATTGGAACAAGTCAGTACCAACACCCAGATAGACACCTTCATTAATGTTCTTGAGGCGTTTAGTATCAGTGCTGTCCCCGTTCATCGTAGCGATGTCATCAGGAATCCATCCCCAAGTCTTAGGCCAAGTAGCCTTCAACCAACCACTCAGGTTATCATCAAACTCGTTAAGGCGGTTAGTGGCATCAACCCACACACCAGTACCAGCATAAGCACCCATCTCACCGATGGATTTAACAAGCTGACTCTGACCCAACGGGTGACCAACACGAAGGTTGACTGCTTTACCGGCTTTAACTGCTTGACGACCAAGGGCAATGTTAGGAGTTACAATAGAAGAAAGCTCTCGTACAGCTTGATTAACATCACTCTGGTACTTCGGACCCTTCTTAAGATTAAGACCGGGGATCTTATTTAGCTCGTCAATAACATAGTCATTCAAACCTTGACCAGGAGCAGCCAGAAAGTCAACAAGACCCTGCAGCGGACCAAGAGGCTTACGGTCACCGTAGTTAGCGTACATGCTCTCTTTTTCTTCCACTTGCTTAGGTGCAAGTTCTTCTTTTTCTTCAGTTGGCTGAGGCTCTTGCTCTGCAGCAGGCTGAGGCTGTCCAGGTGCAGGTTTTGCTTCTGGTTTACCCAAGAATTTTTGGATCTCTTGTTGACCAGCTTTTTCAGCTTCAACACTTTGGTTTAAGTTAGTCAGAGCTTCCTGGGACATTTGAAACTGATTACTTGTATCAGTATCAGGATTGTTGTCGTACATTAGGAACCTCCTCTCATCATGTCCTGCCGGGCAGAGCGCAGTGCTGCAGCGGCTTTGTTTCTCATAATACTAGCTTTGTTAACTCCATCGGAATAGTAACTACGTCCATTGCGGTACTCAAACGAAGCAAATTCCTTAGCAAGCTCATCAAGAGCTGCTTCAATATTATCACTTTTACCAGTCAGGTAAGCGTTAACCTTAGGACGTTTCTTCATCAGAGTAGCGTCAAACATGCGATCCTGGTTTGCAGGTGTGAACTTGTCATCAAGTGACAGTCCAGCACGTTTAGCGGCTTGTTCTGGATATAGGAACTGATAAGCGCCTACAGCAGCAGAAGCACGACCATCTTTTAGCTTCTGTTTTTGGAACTGAACTACTTGACGAATAGTCATGTTAGTCAGTTGAGGGTAAGATTCAGACGGGAACATAGACGTATAACCGCCTTCACCGGAACGGGTCAGGCTCCTCAAACCAGCCATACCAGTTTGTGCCATTGCATACTCTTTACCAGGACGCAAAGGCACAGCACTCACAGGAGTGATAGCTCGATTGATTTGGTTTTGAGTTACATCACCAGTAAACACCTTGTTCAAGAACCGGGTTTGACTCGGAGTAAGTTGTTCGAGTTTAGGTCCAATCTCTTGTAGTGCAGGTGGGACAGGAAGATCCATCATGTCGTATGCCCTTTCGAGTAGTTTGGGGAAAGGCAGTTGAGGGTTGTTACGAGTCAACAATGCCTTAGCTTGAGCAACCGGGACGTACAACGGGTTGTTCTTATCAATAGATAGCAAGAACGGATCACGCTCCATAATCGTGTTAATCTTCTCAAGATCTGGCTTACTAAACAGTTGACCAGATTTAATCAGACTATTAAAGTCACCGTCATAAGTTCTAAGCAAACGCTCAAGGTTATTATACCGCTGAGATACGTTAGCAGCATTAACACCACGGTTGCCTAGCTCTTTTTTGTAGTTAGTGTATGCACCACCAGCTTTGGGATCTTGGTAATACAAACCACCAACAGTATCCTTATCGTTAGCGTTGTAGTGTGCTTGCACTTTAACAACAGCTCGTTCAGAAGCCTCATTAGGAGGTACACCTTCTTCAATAAGCCTACGGGTTTCAGTACGCCACATGTTAACAAGATCAGCTTCGATCATGTTAACCAGAGGAGCAGTAGTGCCGTCAGGAGCCAGAGTAGCTTGGTTACGAATTAGGTTTCGTACAGACTTTTCTTGATCCTTCTTAGCTTCGATGCTGATAGCGTTACTTGCTTGGATTTGATTAGCGTACCTACTACGCAAAGCATAGGACACCTGATGGACATCGAGCCATTCATTTGTTAAACCGTTGATAGCAGCTTGACGCTCCATCAAAGGCTCCATCTGTTCATCACGAAGCTTATCAGGACGATAAGTACGCTCTAGCATATCAACCATCTGATCACTTTGGTACTCACCGTACTTAGGACGCAGAGTCTGTGCTAGACGAATGTAGAAGTTAGGATCATTACGTTCTGCTTCGGTTGCCCCTTGCAGATAAGTTTGGCTTTCTTCGATAATTTGAGATAGCTCTTGACGTTTTTCAGCTTTACTTTGCTGAAAGTTTTGGTTGTCAATAGCATCAATCTTATCTAGAACACCGTTAACACCTTTGATCTCCTTTTCGTAAAACTCCATGAAGGTACGACCCTTGGGATCCCAACTAACCTTTTGTTCAAGAACTTCAAGGATGTCGGTATCACCAGCGGCATAGCGGTCCACAGCAGTTTGCAAGGCAAAAGCACGAGCTTCACTCCTGGTGTATGGCTTACCAGTCTTAGGGTTGTAAGCACCTTGGGTGTTAGAAATCAAGGTACTAATATCACGATCTTCATAAAAAGCTTGGACTGAGTTAGTCAGAAACTCTTCAGAAGTGTTGATAGCTTGGTTGTTACGAACAGCATTGATATACTCAGCATCAGCTTTATCCATATGCTGATACATGTACTTCATGGCAGCAGAGTTAGGTTGCAGCTCAGCTACACCAGACTCAACCATATAAAGCTGATGGAACGCCGACATTGCAATCTGTGCACGGTCAGCTTGATCATCAATCTGTGCAGGAGTAAAGATACTACCATCAGCTGCACGGAGATTAATGTCATTCCTCATCAGGAATTGATCACGTGCTACCTTATACTCTTTACCCTTATTATCAAGATAAATCTCTTGAGCACGAAGGCGCTGATAATAAGGAAGAGATTTGATGTAATTGATTGCTTCTAAAGGCTCACCTTTTTGAGCCGCCTCAGCAGCAATGTCATTGACTTCCAACTGTTCTTTACCAAGAGCAGCTTTGGCTTCATCATAGACACTCTGCTTTTCTGGCGAAACACCATAATTAAACGCTGGACCCATTGCCCTCATCTTAGCGGTAGCTTTAGCATACTCACTATCAATGTAGGCTTTACTGAGATTCGTAGCAAGTTCCATAGCTCTCGGAGAGAAAGCCTGCAACCCCTTAAGAATATTCATTTGGGTCTGAAGCTTGCTATTCAGTTCAGCATTTTGAGCCGACTCCATTTGAGCGAAGTTACGGTCAATCATGCTCATGTTTTCCCGTAGGAAAGAGGATGTGTCCGGAGCTTGTTGCGGTGCAAACCCTTGGGCTTGCGTTGCTCCTTGGAACAAATCCTGTTCTTCAAAACCTTTCATTTCATTAAAGTTTAGACGGACCTATAAGCACTAAATGCTTGCATACCAATGCCCAGCACATCTGATGCCAAACCTAAGCCACGACCACCAGCGGGCATAGCAGGGGGTTCAGAGAAAGTACTGTAGAACATAGGAAGCTCAGACACTTGGGCAATAGCAAGTTTATCACGAGCACGTTTCTGTTGTTCAGTACGCTCCATCCTCATTCGAGTGGCAACGTTTTCACTCATCAATTGATCAACAAGTTGAGCACGGGTACGTCCGTAAGCACCAAGCGTAGCGACTAAGGCACCACGTCTTGCGCTTTTACCGTACACCTCACGTGCTGCAGAGGCACCAAGTGCTTCTGTCAATCGCCGTTGCATACCTTGACTTCTATAAGCAGCTTGTGCATAGATGTCATTAAGACGCATCTGTTCAGATGTCCACGAAGCTTGAGCAGCTAAGTAGTTGTTTTCAATTTGGTTAGTAACGTAATCAAGTTTAGAACCGAACGCTCTTGTGATTTGTGCGTTCTTTTGTTGAGTTGCAAACTCCCTTAGTTTTTGATTAAGGGTGTTTTGGTAGGTGGTGTTGTAAACCTGTTGCTCACGGGCTCTACCAGCTTGAACCATGTTAGCCACGCCCAAAGCCAGTTGACCACCAGCAAGAGCTAAGCCAAGGGGGTTTAAGTTAGAAAGAAAACCACCACCACCTCCACTAGGACTAACAGGATTATCAAAACTAGCTAAAGTTGGACCAGTAGGATCAAGGCTATACTGGCTAAATCCGCTTATGTTGGACATAATCGTACAATCTCTATAGAGTAAACATTGTCAGGTCCATCCGGAAAAACCCGTAGTACCTTAAAACCTAAATACCTAGCTAAGTTAATTAGTTCAGTATTTTTTATATCAATAGTCGTCCATAGATAAGGACGGTTTATATGTTCCATTAACGCTTTACCAAAACGCACTGTTGTCAGTGGGTTGGCTTTAACTTGATTGGTCATCTGAATCCAAACCATGTTATCATCAGATACACCGTAAGCTCCGTATAGATTCCCGTCAGGTCCATAGATCAAGTAAGAATCATCTTCATGGATGTACAACGCTAAATGCAAGATAGGATGCTGCCCAACTCGTTCAAAGTCAAGCAACCCCCTATCCAGCATTTGGCTAGTAAGCTCTAATGTGTCGTTAATGGTAGCTGGTTTAAAAGTAAAACCACGGGTGGATGTAGTCATTAGCGTCTATAGAAACCAGTGTTATACTTACCTTCCCAATTCAAACTCAACAGACTAACGGGGAACGGAGTGTCACCAATAATCTTAAAATTAAGATTCTCATTACGTTGGTAGATTGGGATGGTGTGTACAGCGTCAGCAGACATGTTAACGCTATTCAAATCATAAGTGTAAGGAACGGTAGCCTCAATTGTTTGACTCCATTCAGGTCTACCAGTAATCGTAACTTCATACTTCACAGGACCGCTGAGTCCTGTTGAAACTTTAACACGATGAATAATAAGATCAGAAGTAAAATCAGAGACAGCCGATTGAGCTTCAGTTTGAGTCACAAAGAACTTAGGAAGAGAGATTTCCATCGTATAGATATACCCGATGATCAAATCTCTACCACGATAGTCTCCGTCTACATCAACGTAATAGGCACCTGCAGAGCCCTGTACGGTGGGGTAAAGTACTGCCCCTACCGATTCACTAGAAGCATCATTAGAACCCCCTATGTAGCCTCCTAGGACCAGCACAGAGAACGTCTTACCGCTGATGTGATCGTAAGGTAAGAAGATACGAGTAGTATTAGCGGAAGAGTCATATGTCCGATAGGGATTAATGTTCCAGTTATCAAGACAAATGTCAGTTTTTTCACCAGTAGGAAGGGTCAAGAAACCTTCTTCGTTTGCTTGGGTCAGATCATAAGACTGGACAAAGACGTTATTACCGTCTTTAACCGTAGCATAGTAAGTGTTAGCATCGAAGAATTGATCCAACAACTCACCCGTCAAACGCCACTTATACCAAGTAGCAAGTCTACCTTGGTTAGCTTGCTCCAAGAACCGATACTGGTAGACAAGGTTACTGCCAGCAGTACCAAACGAAACAAGAGACAAAGCAGGAGATGCGATCAACGAATCAATGGTTGCTGGGATTAGTTCCGGTACATTTCTTGATTGTTCGTTCATCGTAGGTGGTCGATCGGTGCTAATCTCAGACAGCTCATACATACGTGTGAACAAAGGAGTCTTAGAGATAAACACCAAGCTAGTACCAAGCGTAACAGCCTCTACAACTGGATCACACTCATAACTTGACAACTCGTTAATCTTAGTCGTCTTAGGGCTAAGAATGTCAGCATCCGTAGTCAGAATGAACTGCTCAGTATCACTGAACAAAACAAGACCAACACTGGTGGGACGGACGTAACGGTGATTGACAGGTCTCACAGAGGATGCAGTGATGTCAATCGGATCATCATCAGTAACGGTTAAAGCAGTAGTAGCCCAAAAATTAAAGTAATCGCCAGCTCGGCTCAAGATAACTGCTTCGTTAGAAAGAAACCCAAGCCGGTTACGATAAAAGAACAGGTTGTTGATTTTAGAACCAACGAAGCTGGGATCAGGGTTAGTAACTTCATCACCAACCAAACGGTTCTCCCAAGTAACAGGACCGTAGGTAAATGAACCATCAGCCTGACGTACCAGTTGATGAGGCATAGTTAGCTCATCAAACTCATACTTAATACCAGGGGCAATCGTCTCTTCCCAAACACCAGTACCATAAGTAGCACCTTCATCTGCTACAAACTTAACGTACATGTCATCGACATCAACATCAATACTGTTGACTACTCGGACAACATAACCGTCCTTACATTGAAGTGGTAGATCAGCAACGGTAGGCGTAGTTTCTTGGAAGACAAACATAGAGTCTTCAGATGGACCGCCTATCACTTCAATAGTGAAATCATCAGTACAACTAATATAAACACCAGGACCAACGGCAACAGCGGTATAAGTTTTACCACCAAATGTTTGACCATTAATGTCGTTAACAAAGTGAGAAGTTACCGCTTGAACATCCTGTGGAGATGTAGGACTTTGACTACGAAGAGTGCCATCTAACTTAAGGTCATAATGACCTTGACCAATGACTTTAACAACGACAAAAGCTTCGTTCGGTTTAGCGGCAGACGTAGCTGCTTTCAATGCTACAGTCTTCGCCTTGTTAAGAACAAAGGTGTAGTCGTTAAGAGTAAGCAGCTCAATATCATCAGCCGTAGCACCATATAGGTAACCATTGGAAGGAGTAGCGGAGATAACACAATTAGTCACTTCTGCATCATAGTCTGACTTAGCAGAAGCTTCCGCAGTTACAGCGTTGTCATAGTTAGTTTGAGCGGTATTCATCGCAGTCAACGCTGCAGCTAACTCACTCGCATTGCTGGTAGCAGCAACAGTCAGAATAGCTTGGTAGACACGATAACCTTCAGAAGCAAGCAGTGGGTGTTCATCAGTCAGTTCAGTACCCAGTGCATAGCCAGCAGGTAAACTTGAATCAACACTAATGACAGCATCAGCGTTCTTGACTGTATAGACACCAGCAGCATTTTTTATGATGCCAGAGGTGAGATACTGATCAATTTGACCGGTTGGGTAGTTGTAGTTAACAGCAAACAGAGATTTAGTTGTAGCATTTTGACCTGCTAGTTTTTCTGCATAGTCTGCTTGAGCAGTGTGCAGTAAAGCCAGTTTAGCAGCAGTATCATCGACAGCTGCATTGTAAGCAGTTAGATCAGTTTGAAGATTCGTTTGATTACAAGTGCCGGGGACACCAGTATCGGAACCCATATCGACACGTCGGGGACTGCCATCAAGCAGGCTCCAAATACGAAACGTATTGTCATCATATTGTCCAACATACTTTTCTTGAGCATCCCTCAGGATAGAAAACCATTTACCTGAATTACTGGCTCCATAGAGTTCAGTGATGTACTGACCACCAGGACGTTTAAGTAAGCCAAGAGCATAGTCAGGGAAAGCATTAATAGAATCCCGAAGCTGTCCAGGAAACTTACGATTGTCTGGTTGTTGTGAAATACCACCAAATAGGTAAGGTATCCGTTGGGTAATAGTGCTCATCGCATCAATGCATGGAAAGGTTGGTAGCTATTGTAATAATCTTTACCATCACTGAATCCAAACATAGAGTAATCACCTTGATTGCAATCATATTCAATGGCTGCAGCACGAGTCATCATCTCTTGTTCTTGGAGCAGTGCTTGTAGTTCACGATCTCCTACCATTTTAACGCAGCACATACGTGCAGCTCTGGCAGTAATATAAGCTTGGAATGCAGGAGGTACATCAGTAAAATCAAAGTACCAAACTACATCAGCTTTAATGTTTTCAGTAAAAGTATAAGTATGATTCAAACGATCATATAACTTACCATTCCTACGGACTACATCATAATCAGACTTGTGTTGTTTCTGATTAGCGTCAATCTGCAGAAGGTTAGTAGGATATGCAATTTGGTTAGTTACACTGTCAGGAACCAGCTCATATTCACGTTCAGTGTTGAAGATCCAGCCTTCAGCTTGAACCTGTTTGTTGATTTCCCGGAGGGTGTTGAGTACAATAGATACTTCAGGGTTCTGGAGATCTAGTGTGGTGACAGGAGCCTGTCCCACTGAGCTAAGTATTTGATTTACAGCATCCAGTTCGGTGGACACAGCATAAGTAGGAAAGGGCATAGTTACCTGTCAAAAGATAAAAAAAAGGGGAGCCGAAGCTCCCCCAGTATTGATCGCAATAAAGATCAGAAAGCAGCGTCGCCAGAAGCAGCGCCAGCAAACAGTTCCACGCAAGCAGCGGGGTTGAGGTAGTCAGCACCCATGGCGAGACGACCAACGATCACATCACCTTGGTAGATGATAGAGGCGTCACCGCTGGTGACTTGGACCTGAGGACCGATAGCTTCCACACAGCCAGCAGCTTCACGTTGGAAGATCAGACCGCAGGACTTGCTGAACTCAGCACCCAGACCATACTCGTTGTTGATGCCAGTAGCAGCAGCATCAGCATCTTCCATGCCGGTGTCAACGAAGCTACCCAGGTTACCAGGAGAAGCAACACCAGTGTCGGTAGTGCCGCCGGTCGAACCGAACTTGGTACCGTAGTTGCTGAAGAAAGGAATGTTGGTAGACTTGTAGATCTTGATACCAGCAATCTCCATGATACCGGTGCCAGACTGCAGAGCAGTACCTTGGACATCACGGTTGATCAGGATGTTGGAGTTGATGCCTTGCAGCAGTGCATAGTACTGACGAGGAGTCAGGACAGCAACACGACCCTCTTGGCTCACACCCTTCTCGTCCATCGCAGCAGCGGCGTCGTAGAAGGCGGTAACAAGAGCAGCGTCATCATAAGCATCCGAGAAGTTAGCAGTGGTGCCAACACGGACCTGAGTACCACCAGGCTCCACAAAGGAGGTGGCAGACACAGGAGAAGCCTTACGTGCACCGTTAGCGATAGCACGGAAGATCAGACGGTCATACTTCTCAGCAAGAGCATAACCGATCTTGCGGGAGATCTCAGAACGCAGATCGTAGTGAGCAAGAACTTCGTCCAGCTCATACACGAAAGCCGAGCTGATCAGCAGGTCATCACAGGTGATGGTCTTCTCAGCCACGGGAGGTGCACC